CAAAAGGGGCAGGGGTGGCTCTTGGTGCATTATATCCTCAAGTGGGTATAATGGATCGCCCTCGTTTATGGCAGAGTCATGGTTTTCGTAACATAGAAGTTAAATTTCCTCTTTTTAATACCTACGACCCGAAAGACTGGATTAAAAACAGAGAACTAGTTTGGACACTCGTAAATTCTAATCTTTTCCAGAAGAGAGATTTTATTACAGGGTCTCCTCCTGTTTTTTACGAAGTTCGAATACCAGGTCAACTTTATAGTTACGCTGCATGTGTGACTAATCTTAAAATTTATAATAGAGGAAATATGAGAATGCTTAAAGATAAAAGCCATGACGTCATTGTTCCTGATGCCTATGAAGTAGTAATGACTTTAACAGATATGACTATGCCAAGTAGAAATTTACACCAAGCTGCTTGGAGAGATGATACCGTAATTGCAAGTTAAATTTTTTTTTTTATGTTACAAAATTCTATAGAAAATTTACCAAGACTTAAAAGTGAAAATTATGAAAATATTTTCAATGTTTATACTGATGAAAATAGTAAATATTTTTATAATCTTTTACAAACTATAGTACTTCCTGATAATCTTCCTGGTGGTTATTACGAATCATATAATGTTGGTTATGGTGATACTTGGCCTCTCATATCTTACAAAAAATACGAAACACCCAATCTTTGGTGGATTATAACTTCAGTCAATAATATTCAAAATCCCACCAAATTGCCAGAACCAGGAACTTCTTTAAAAATTTTAAAAACAAAAGCTGTTAGTTTAATCCTAAATCAATTAATTATTCAAAAAACATAAAATGGACATTATTGAAGAAGCGACATTTAGTACTAAATTTAATCAGGTAAAACACGAAGTTGAACTTTATTTGGATAGTGGTGATGGTGCTTCTTCATCTAATTTTTTTCCAATTAATCCTAGTTCAGTTATTAATTTTTCTATAGAAGAAACTTTAGCTAATTGGGTCACTAAAGGTAGTCTTACTTTTTTTTACAATCCTGATACAGGAGGGGGAATGAATTCTAAAACAGGACAATCAAATGACGCCACCACCAATATAGCATCCACTGACGGCAAATCATTTTACCAATTTCGCGGAGATGGTAATGATCGTTTAAGATTAAGAATTATCCCTAATTTGTCTGATACTAATTCACAAGAAGAGAACATTAAAATCTCAGACCCCAAACATTGGACATTATCATATCTTTTTAACATTTATGACATGGAAGATATTGATGAATTACCAGGAGCCCAAAATCAAGCTTCGTCTGTTCTTAAATGTTTAAAAATATATTTTTGGGATGAATGGTATCAAAAAATGATTACCAATATTATTGAATATTCCACTGCTATTTCTAATACTCAACAAAAAAAACCAACAGGGTTAGCTATGAAAGAAATCATAGATAAGGCTTTGAAAGATGTACCATCAGCTCAGGCTCCTGACCCCACCGGATCTGTAGCACAAGAAGATTGGGAAAATGGTGCTGCGGAAATTTTCTTTACGGCTCCAACCCAAACTAATGCTTATGAATGTTTAATGTATGTTTATGATAAACATATGAGTGATAAAAAATTATCAGTAAACACAACGGAAGTTTTTGATTTTAGTTTATTAACAAAAGAAAGAGGAAGAGAAGCTAATGATGTGGGGTATTTAACTTTAAAACCTTTAAGTTATTATTTTGAAAGAGCTGGTAAATCAAAAAACAGCCCAGGTAAATTTCAATTTGAACACTTTTTTCTTCAAGCATACGCAGATTCGAGTAAAAGACCTAAATCATACAGAGCACCAATGGCGTCAAATAAAAGCGATACTGTAGATTTTAAATCATTTAAATATGGTGCTATAACTAGTTATAGATTTGTAGATATATCTTCTTTAACCAACTCTACAGAATTTTGCTCCACACCTGTTTATTCTTTCGATTTTGCTACTAGACTTTATCAAGTAGAATTTAAAACACCTTCTGTTAAAACTGCCAGAGAATTTATTTCCAAACAATATATAGATCAACTCTATAAAAGTGGTACTGATCCTGAAAAATTATTTTTAATAAATTTAGATAGTAATAAACAAAAAAATAAAAATTTAAAACCCACATTTTCTTTGTATGGTGACGATCCTATAATACGCCAAGCAGATGGGATACAAAAATTAATTTATCTTGGGGTTTTTCAAAATACTTGTATTAATTTTAGAACTCTAGGATTAACCTCAAGAAGACCAGGAAGTTTTATTGCAATTGATAAAACGGATGGAGTATCAGACTCTAGTGATTTTGAAGATAAATTTTTTGGTCAATGGTTTGTTATAAACGTAAAACACGTTTTTGAAACAGAAATTTATTACAATGAAATTACTGCAGTCAAAATACATCGTTTTGATATAGCTAAAACCAAATTTCCAAACACATTTTAATTATGAAATCTTACTTTACATCATTTGAATTAGAAGAAGGAAAGTTTAAAGGCATTATTTATGATGCTACTACTAATCAAATTTTACATACTACTAAACTACACGACTCTCAAGCAGGAGCCACTTTTGAGGTTAATGAATTTGTGTCTAAATTAAAAGCACCAATAGATCTACCCAAAAACACACACAACACAACATCTCCTGTATTTAAAAAAAGAACCTGTTGTGGTAATTAATACATACGAAGACAAGTACTAAACCAATTTATTTCTTTGTCTACCACAATAGCATCTTTATACATACCATCAGAAAGAGACAAGAGAGTAGATGATTTTTTGTTTTGTTCTAAATTGCTTTTAAATACTACTTCAAACATTTCTTTGAAAAGTTGTTGATAATCATTAGAAAATTCAGATTCTCTTTCAATAACAAACTTTCTTAATTCTGTGGGATCTTCTTTGTTAAAAATTTTATTAATCACTTTTTCAGCTAAACCTCTAGCGTTATTTTCTTTAATGCAAAGTGTACCATTATGAGAAAATTTTTGTATGTCGTTAATAACTCTCCTAAGATCAGGATAACCAGAACGAACTAATTCTACTAATTTACCTTTCTCTTCTGGTGGTACATTAATTCCTTCTTGTTTAAGAATATGAACAACTCTATTAATAACTCCTTCTAATGGAGGTGCTAAATTAAAAATTTGACACCTAGATTGAAGAGGGGGAATAATCTTAAAAAGATAATTACAAGTGAAAATAAAACGAGTATTATCTGAATACTCTTCTATCACATTGCGAAGAGCTTTTTGTGCTTCCATTGAGATAGAGTCTGCTTCATCACATAGAACCACTTTCAATTTACCATCCAGTGACTTAGTAGAAGCGAACCCAATGATCTTAGAACGAATAGTATCAATTCCGTTCTCGTCAGATGCATTGATGTAAAGATACTGACAATTAAGAGTATCTTTAATAAGAATCTTACTAACAGTAGTTTTACCCGTTCCTGGAGATCCAGTAAAAAGAAGATTAGGGATTTCTTCTTTCTCTTTTAAAGAATTAAAGAAATCCCTGTGTTCTAATGAAAGAACAACATCTTCTAAAGTTCTGGGCCTGTATTTTTCTACTAGTAAATTTTCAAACATTATAATATCATTAATTACCCGAACTACCCAAACCAGAGTCTCCGCGTTTTGCTGGTACTATTTCATCAACAAATGAAACCTCAGTATCTAAAACTTTTTCTATTTTAATTTGTGCGATGCGGTCTCCTTTTTTAAATGTGTAATCTTTATCTGAAAAATTATAAACTTTAACCGCTAAATCGCCTCTATAACCATTATCAATTTCACCTAAATGAGGTTGTAGACCTGCTTTGAATCCTAAACCTGAACGAGGACGAATTGCAAACCCGAAACCAGGAGTAATATACGCACAAGTTAGTCCAACAGGTACTATAGCACTACCTTTGGATGGTATTAAAGTCTCTTCGACACCATACAAATCAAAACAATTATCTTCTTTATATGCTTTAGATGGAAGTTGTGCCGAATCATGTGTTTTTAAAAATCTTACTTCAATTTTGTGGTTTATGTTATTCATTGATCAATTGCCTTCCTGTAAATCCTTGGTTATCATTGCTTGTTTCTCTGATAGGTTGTTGACCAGCTTTAATGGCATTTTGTTGAAGCCATACTAATAGTTGATCTGCCTTTTCTCTCGGAACAATAAAAGTCCCGTAAATAGTGTTTACTGTAATTTCCATATCGAAATAAAATATTAATATATTATTTCTTTTTTTCAACTGGTGACTAAATATCTTTATGAATGAAGATTTAGACACACTATTAGAAGAACTCTCTTCTTTTGATTATTCTACAGTTAAATCCAATAAACGCAACGTACGCAACGAAGAGACAGAAGTTGATGAAAATAATATCAATGAATACATTTTAAAAAAGACAGGTAATCTCATTGACGCTGGTTTAGGTGCAGTAGAAGATTTAAAGGAGTATATTGTTCAAGGACAAAACCCTGATGAAATAGCAGCACTTTCAGAATTAATTTCTTCAACTACTAAAGCTATAGAAGCTTTGAATAGAATCAATCTACATAACAAAAAAACTAAACACGACAAAGAACTCAAAAGGATAGATATTGAAGGTAAAAAAGAAATTGCTTCTTTGACTACAGGTGATGTTACTATTAATAATAATCTTGTAGTGGCTTCTAGGGAAGAAATGCTACAGAGATTATTTGCATCAGCAGACCAAAAACCAGAATTTCATATGGTGGATGTTAATTTAGAATCTACTAAATTAATTTCAGATTCTCACCCTTCACAGGATTGACATTTAAGTATAGATCTGGCTAATTCTTGTGCTGGGTTAGCCGAACGTTGATAATAGAGACTCTTAATACCTTGTTCCCAAGCAAATATCATAAGTTCATTAACATCTTTTGGTTTGGTATTAGGAGGAATCATGAGATTTAGTGATTGTCCTTGATCTATATATTTTTGTCTTTGTGATGCCTGAATGACAATTTCTTTTTGTGAAATTTCACCAAAAGTTTTAAATACTTCTTTCTCTTCATCTGTAAGATATTTTAGATGTTGAACAGATCCACCGTGAACTAAAACAGACTTCCAAACATCATCATTGTCTTGGTCTTTTTCTTTAAGAAGTTTTTTAAGATAAGGATTTTTATAAGTAAACTTACCTTTAGCTAGGTCTTTAACAAAGTAGTTGGAATTAAGTGGTTCTATACTAGGAGAAACCTGACCAAGAATAAAACTAGAAGATGTAGTAGGAGCAATTGCTAATGTAGTAGCATTGCGTCGTTTTTCTGATGAATCCTTATAAATAGGGGCCTCACCATAAAGATTAGCTAATTCTTTGGTTGCTGAATCTGTTTTATCTCTAATTGTTTTCCAAATTTGATTATTAATCATTTTGGCTTCCATAGATTCAAATCCGATCATTAAAGATTGAAGATAAGAATGCCAACCTAAAATACCAACTCCTAAGGCTCTTTGATTGATAGCAAATTTTCTAGGAGCTTCCATAAATTGCATATTTTTTGTTTTATCAATAAATTCTGACATAACAGAATCTAAAAAATAAACCAACGTTTCAATAGCATCTGTGTTTTTAATTTCATCCCACTTCTCCAAATTTAAAGAAGAAAGATCACAAACAAAAGATTCATCTTCTTGATTAGAAAGCATGATCTCTGAACAAAGATTGGAATTGTTAATTTTCAATCCTTTATCTTTATAGATTTGTGGTGATTGGTTATTAGCATTATCAGAAAAGAAAATATATGGATAACCAGATTCAAATCTTTTCTTAACAACAAGTCCCCATATTTTACGAGCTTCTTTATCACCACCAACCATTTTTTTCATCCACTCATCTGAAACACAAACACCAATTGACATATCTTGAATGTCATGTCCTTCAGAGCGAATCTGTAAAAATTCTTCAATGTCTTTATGATCAATGGGAAGATATGCAGCAAATGATCCTCTACGGACATTCCCCTGAGAAACTACATTCATTAGTTTATCATAAAGTTCCATAAAATGAACAGAACCAGTTGAAGTACCACCAGAAGATATCTTTGAACCTCTACTTCTGATACTACCGAAGTATGCAGAAGTTCCACCTCCTTGAGCAGTCATAATGCCAACTTCAGCAACTTTTTTTAATATGCCGTCCATAGTATCTGGAATATAAGATCCAAAACAAGAAATAGGCAATCCTCTTTCACGACCAAAATTAGCCCAAATGGGAGAACTTAAACTAAAAAACCCTCTATGAGTGTATTCTTCAAACTTATCAGCAAACCCTTTTATTTGAAGATATTTTTCTGCTGCCTCTGCAATATCACGAATTCTTTGTTCTGGTGTTTCATTCTCTAACAAGTAACCACGTTCTAAAAATTTTCGAGAGTCTTTATTAAGCCAATAAATGTCTTTATCCATTAAAATATTTTATGACAGATTTTGATAATCTCTCTTAAAAAAGATCGTCTTCTGAAAAAGATTGATTTTTCTTTGAGTATTCAACCGGCCTGGAATGGAAAAAATCTGACATATTATTACCCAATAATTCTTCTGAAAACCACATCGTAGAAGAAATGGTATCTTTGTCAATCTCAAAAGCCGAAGGAAATTGAATCATTTTTAAAGATTCATTGATTCTATTTTTAATAAATTCTTTAAGAATATCCGCAGATAATCCTTCTTCTCGTATACCATTGACCATCCAATCTACAATGGCGGATTCTGCTTTATAAGCTTCTTGAGCTTCTTGTAGAATTTTTTCTTCTAATTCTTCGTCGAATAACTCAGGATGTTCCTCTCTAATGGTATTAATAATTTTAGCGCCAACCATAGCATGAATATTTTCTTCATTGCGAGTATACTTGACTTGTTGGTCTGTGTCTTTAAGAACATTTTTATGTCTTGCAAACCAATTAATAACATAAAATTGAGAAAACAAAGAAACATTTTCAACAAAAAGAGTAAAAAGAATCAAAGCATAAAGATATTGTTTTTTAGAATCTTTATAAAAACGATGAGTATATTTTTTAAGATATTTGACTCTTCCTTCAATCCACTCTAATTTCAAATTCTTTTCAAAAATATCTTCTAAACCAAGTACAGACAAAAGACGTTCATAAGCATTATTATGTATAACCTCAGTATTAGCCATGACATAACCTAAATCTTGTAACGAGGGGTGCGGAAGATTCTCACCCAATTTTGCCCAAAATGTTTTTACAGCAACCTCGATCTGGCCAATAGCAGATAACGTTCTAATAACGATTTCTTTTTCTTGGTCTGTTAATTCAACTTTAAATTGTTGTACGTCAGATTTGAAGTTGAATTCTTTGTCTGTCCAAAACCCATTATGCATAGATTCAATAAATTGTTCAGTCCAGGGATAATAGTTAGGTTTGCGAGAAAGTTGTTCGTCGAATATCATGAGTTTAAATTATTTTTGAGCATAATGCTAGTATAGATTATATTTGTGTTTTTTCTACTAAAATTACCTAGTAGGCAAGGGTTGCCAACCTGTGTAAGGTTTAGATAGATCGTGTTTAGCCGAACTGTTCGGAATTACCACGTTTTTATTTTGAAGATTGACATCAAATTTAACATCAGAAATTGCTTCTATCTCTTCAGGCTTGATGTTGATTTTTGATTTCCTTTTAAGACTATCTGGAACAGGTCCCGTATTATTCCCGTCATCCATAATTTCCAAAGATTCAATAGGAACTGTCATGGGGGTACGATAAAGACCAGGAGCATATTCAACAATAACGTCAACATAAATACAATCTGGTGATTCGGTTCCCCCCCTATAGTTTTGAGATGTAGTAGGATAAATCGACTTAACTGCAGAAACTCTTAAATTAAGATCGAATTTTTCATCCATGCAAGACTTGATTAAATCCAAAAATCCTGACGGTTTACGTTTAAAAAATTCTAAATTTAAACAGTCTTTGCGATAACGAACACGATCACCAACAATAAACCCACCCTGTTGGTAACGTTCTAACATGCCTTCATACAGTGTATTGAACTTCATTTCCATAATTTTGTATTATTATTTATGGTGTTTGCTCTTAAATAATAGAAGCAATGGCAATTAAAATTAAAAATTTAGAACAGATAGCAAATGAATATGCTTCTAAACAGTATGTTTATAAAGATTTGTCATTGGATTTAGCTACTACAAAAATTTCAGCACCTGGATTTAAATTACCCACCCCGGGAGGAGACATTAAAGCTTCTTTTGATCTTGCAGCTATAGGAAATTCTTTGACAAATCTTTTTAATACTTTACCAGGACAACGTTTTTTATTTCCCGAATATGGCTTAGATTTTCGTCAATTCTTATTTTCTCCTATAACAGTAGAAAATGGTGAACTCATAGGAAGAAAAATATATAACGGAATTAAAACATACGAATCTAGAGTAAATCCCTTACAAGTAAAAGTAAAAGCAAACGAAGACGAAAATCAATATAATATTACAATTTTTTTACAAATACCTGTTTTAAATATTTCTACTGAAACTGATTTTATTTTGGACATTAAAAAACAACAATTTATACAAATAAATTCAAACAATTCCTCAAACAAATAATATATGGCTAACCCAACAAATAATTTTGATATTCCTAAAGGCGGATATGTAGCTTTTGATGCTCTTTCATTGAGAGAATTAATAATCAACAGATTAAACGAACAAAAAATTTTTACTGATCAAAATTTTTTAGGATCTAATTTAGCTTCGATAATTGATATCGTAGCTTATTCGTATCATACTTTAATTTATTATCTTAATAAAACCTCTTCGGAATCTTTATTCACAGAAGCTCAGCTTTATGAAAACATTAACCGCATTGTCAAATTAATAGATTATTCTCCTATAGGATTTCAAACATCTACACTATCATTTAATTGTTCTGCTGGTAATTTAAATCAAGGACTTTATACCATTCCTCGATATTCATATGTTTCAGTAAATAATATAAATTTTAGTTTTAATGAAGATATTACATTTTCAAAAAATGTGAATAACATAACAGAATCATTAAACGAAATGGCTTCTCAAAAATTATTATTTCAAGGCCAATATCAAGAATACCCCACTTATATTGCAAACGGTGAAGACAATGAAACAGTTATTTTGAATGTTGGTAATAGTTTAGTAGATCATTTTAATATAGATGTTTTTGTTAAATCCTCTTTAACTGGAAAATGGGTTCAATTTTTTAAAAGTCCTAATTTATTTTTAGAAAACGGCAGCGAAAAAAAATATGAAATTAGACTCAATCAAAATAAAAGATATGAAATTAAATTCGGTAATGATATTAATGGTATTAAATTACAACCAGGAGATAAAGTAGCTATATATTACCTCTCATCTAGTGGAACTAGTGGTGAAATTGGAGCAGGTGCTTTAAACAGAAATTCAAGAATTTATAGATTTAATACAATCCAGTTCAATGAAATTTTATTCGATCTTTTTGAAACTGATTATAGATATTTGAGTAATTCAGAAATGTCTAATCTTAGCTTCACCAACACTGAAGCTTCAACACCAATAAAAGAAGGGGAGACTCCTGATGAGATAAGACAAACAGCTCCTTCTACTTACAGATCGCAGTATAGATTAGTGACAACTGAAGATTTTGAAACTTTTGTAAAATCTAATTTTTCAAATCTTATTGCAGATGTAAAGTGTGTTAATAATTGGAGTTATGTTTCTGGGTATCAAAAATATTTTTATGATTTAGGATTGAAGGACCCGTTTAAAACAGAAAGAACAATATTCAATCAAATATTTTATGCTGACGCATGTAATTTTAATAATGTCTATTTATTAATAGTACCTAGATCAGCTTCGAGAAGTTTAAATTATTTACTACCAGCACAAAAAGAATTAATTAACTCTTCTATTCAATCTAGTAAATTAGCAACTACAGAGTCTGTATTTTTAGATCCTATTTATAAAGCAGTAGGTTTTGGTATTACCTCGAATACAACTACACTTAATCCGTTTTCAGAAGAACCATTTTGTGAATTAGAAGTCATTAAAAAAGAAAATTCAAAAAGAGATAGCCAATCCATTATTCAAGATATTAGTAATATATTTGACAATTACTTTAATCGTACCAACTTACAATTTGGTAAACTTATTGATATAAGATTTTTAACACAACAAATATTAGCAGTAGATGGTGTACAAACTTTTTATACTAAAAGAACTGATGATGTTGATATTAAAATAGAAGGGCTTTCTTTATTTTTCTGGAATCCTGTTTATACTGAAGATGTTATTGTTTCGACTAATAATATCCCATTAAAATTTTTCGAATATCCATTTTTCAATAATTTACAAAACATTTCATCTAAAATAAAAGTTACTTTACCTTCTTCTATTTTTGAAGGTGTAGAATATTAAAATATGGTAGACGCAAAATTTTCAATAACACCAAATATTGGTAATGTATTATCAACTAAATTTACGGTTACTAATTTAACCTCCGGTGCAATAGTTAACAAATATATATGGGATTATGGTTTTGAGGATTTAGTTTACAATGAAAAAACACCAAGTTTTGTATTCGAAGTTCCTGGAATTTTTAATATTACTCTTTCAGCTACAGATATTGATGGGAACACAGATACGTTTTCCCAAAAAGTAACTGCAAATTTAACTTTAAAAGATTCTCTTTCTTTTATTCAAATTCCTGAACAATATTCTGAACCCAATTTAAAAACAAATACTCCATTTAAATTTTCTGTAACAACTTCAAACCCGAACACATCATCTCTTAATGTTGATTTATTTGCGTCTAATTCTTTATCAATTCCTTACCAATTTGTTAATAACAAATGGAATTTTTTAACACCTACATGGAAATTTTTGGATTCTAATTCCAACTTTATAACTACACTTTCAGTAAATCCAATAACAATATTTGACAATAACACTGTTATTGGTGTTTCAGGAGAAGGGGAATTTTACTTTGTAGATGCGTTAGGAAATAAAAATAACCCAGTTACTATAACAGCGACTTTACAGACTTCCGGATTTGTTAATAGATATGATTCGTCTGTATACAACTATCCTTCTTATTCAAATAATAAAGTAGTTAAAAGTAGTTTGAATTGGTATGTCAAACAAACATTTCCTTCTACATTAAAAATTACCAGCAATTATTTAGATAATATCAATGAATTGCAGTGGAAAGATATTAAAATTCCTTTGTTGATTACTTGTCACAATCCATTAACAGGTGGTATAATTGCTTCTTACCCCGAAACTAATAATTTAGGAAAATTATTTCCTGTTAATATTTCCGTTTCTGGGTTGAATGCCAATCACTACAAAGTAGAGACTCCTTCTCTTTATTTTCAAGCCACGGACGAGAAAGGATTTAAAACCGGTGGTTATATTTTTACTTCAGTTACCATTTTGACGTCTATTGAAAACACAACGATAATAGCTCAAACTTCTGCTTTAAGTGGGTCTTCTGTAGTAGAACTTACAGGTGAATCGAATATTTTTTCTGTGTTTGATTTTGAAAATAAAAATGAAATTAAAAGATTAAATGAATCCTTTAATAATGCTAAATATTTTAAAGATTTAGCACTAACAGAAAATTTAAACAAAAATTCAACTCTATTTGATGAATTTTTTGCTGCTGTAGTTGGAACCGGTTATTTAAGTGCTAATGAAGATTTAGGACAAAAAATTTACGAAGGCATAGCTAACTTTACTAATAATCACAGTGATATAGATACATGTGGTGTTGATCAACTTTTGTCTCTCGCAGAACAAACTGGTGTAGGTGGTGATAATTATGGGATTGATTTTCCTACTGAAATTAAAAGAATGATAGATATTGCTTCTGTACCTAGAATAAAACTTTGGGGCATAGAAGACAACACCCCATTATTCCCTCAAAGTCTTGGTAATAATTTAAACACCCAAAATGACTTTTTAACAGCAGGTACCAAAATAGTTTTAAAAAGTAAATTAGACGGCAGTGTAAATCTTTATATGGTACCTATGCAAGATGATAATACCGTGTATGCATTATCATCGTTCTTGGGCTATGGCTTTACACAACCTGTTTTAATAAATTATTTCTTTTATGATTTTGATCCAATCTACTCAGGTCAATACATAGAAAATTTAATTGATTGGTCATCCGAATTTACCACACTTCAACCTCATTTATCCACACCAGAAAGTTGGTATGGGGACAACGGAGTGCTCGAACAATCTTTTAGATATTATTTGACTAAAAATTTATTTGCGTAAATAATTATATAAAAAATAAACCAATTTGGATAAATAAATATAACAATGAAAAACCCATTATCAGAAATCTACTCTAATAGAGTTCTTCTAAATGAAGAAAAAACCAAATCCGCCGTTGTAACATCTAAAATGGAAATCGGCAAAGTCTCTCTTGTTAAAGGTCAAGGTTCAGACAAAGCCAAAAAAGACGTAGAGACACCAGAAGAAAATAAAAAATATTCAGATGGAGCCAAAGCTAAAAATATAACAAAAGAATCAGTTAAATCATATGAAGGTGCTTTTGAAAAACTTTTCAAATCCACTATTAATGAAGAAGATGAAATGGAATTTGGTGGAGAAGAACCGACTGATATGTCTTCTGAAGTACCAACAGAAAATGAAGATATGATAGATGAATTAGAAGATGAAGATTCTGGTGATCTTGTTTCTGATCTTCGCGAAATTATGAATAAACTTCAAGATGTTTTAGGTAAACTTTCAGAAGAAGAAGGTTCCGAAGAAGAAGAAGAAGGTTCCGAAGAAGAAGAAATGGAAGAGTCTGAAAATGAATCAGCTGAAGAAGATGAACCTTATCAAGAATCAGTCAGTATGGAAGACAAAGGTCACGCCCTTCACGGTATGAAAGCAGGAACTCAAATGATGTCCAAGGGATACATGAAAGCCGGTTCTGTCAAACCTAAAGGTGGTTCTGTCTATAAAGGTCAACTTAAAGACTGTCCAGAACTTAAAGAATTGGGAGATAAAAAAGGATCACTTCAATCTAAAAAAGGAATGCAAGTGAGTTCTTCTGTTAAGACAGGTGACTTTTTTAAATAAAAAAAAAATCACATATTTTCGAACTAAGCCCCTTTAAGGGGCTTTTTTCGTTTTAAACCCCATAAATATGTTTATGTTCTTATTTGAAAATGCATACAAAGACGCTTATGCGAATGTAAATAAAAAAGAATTTCCACCCAATTCCCTAGACCCTCAAGTTTTTTATTTTACGGATGAAGGAAATGATCCTGTTTTATTACCGGGAATTGCAGAACAAATTAAAAATGATATAGAAAATATCAATCATGCCGAATCTGCGTTCATGCAAACCAGAGTTTGGAACTATGTTTTGACTGGCCCTATTTTAGATAAAGACAGTTCTGAAACATGTCCTATTGTAATTCGTTTACAAATTAATAAAGCTAATTTAGATGATGTCACTAAAGAAAGAATTTTACAAAAAATTAAAGAAATAAATGATAAATTAGCTACAGGCACTAAACACCCCATTGTTTACATTCCAACCATTCGTGAAATTGAAACACAAAAAATAAATGGAGCTTATGATATTTTCAAATCCAAGTGGATTAAAAAACCCGATTTTTTAGAAGAATCTAAAAAAACTATTGATCATATTTCTAAAATTAAAAATAAACCTAAACATAGTTTACTTAAAGGATTAAATAAACTAGAAGGAGTCTAAAGTGGAAAGGGTTCGTTATCTTAACAAATCAATTAATGATAATGAACGAGAATTGTTCTCGCATTATTGGAAGGAACAAATCAACCACTTTGGTGTAGAAACCACTTATTATACACATGGTTATTCTTTAACTTCCCATAACTTTCTTTACGGGGAAGATCCTACTTCTACATTTTTAAGTTCTGGTCCTGTTGTCATGTTGACTGACATCACCAATGACGCAATCATGCTTTCTAAGTTTGGTATCATGGCAGATTGTGATATGACAGTAGTCATTCATATTTCTTCTTATTATGAAACTTTTGGGCAAGGAAGAGAACCCAAGTCTGGTGATTTGATTGAATTAAAAGAATATGGTGGATTTGGAGATCGTCCAGGTAGAAGGGGTGCTCCTATATATGAAATCACAGAGAGAGATGACCAGAATCTTCAATTTAATGCTAATGGTTTAATGGGTCATTATATTTGGGTTATTAAATGTAAACGTTGGGAATACTCTTCAGAACCTGGTGTTCTTGCTGAACCACTTAATACACAAATCAACGATTCTGAAGAATATGGAAGAATGGAAGGAAGTACTAATCCAGATGAGTCTGTTATGCCATATCCTGACAGTGTCGATGGAACCCAGAAATGTATTTTCGATCATGATGTCACCGAAGCATCTAAAGACTATGGATATTATGGAGGATATGATGGTACACCTATATTTGATACTTCACCAACAGCCAACCTCAACCCAGATATGATTAAAGTTAACTCTACAGAATTCAACCAATTATTAGACTTTATTAAACAAGTCCAAACACAATATCCTTCTATATCCTCAACTAATGCAGTCATGAATCCGTCTGTTGCTTCATTCTTAGCGACTAACGCACCAAACCTCATGGTAAGAACTCTTACTTCTAGTGCTCCAGGTAATATAGATTCCTTTGTTATTAGTACTTCAGGTAAACCCGAGGATGTAATTGTTTATACATCTGAAGAGGATACAGTAACATTAGACGACTTAGCTGGTACTGGATTAGTAGGAGAACCGACAAATTCACCTGTAGATGGTGGAAATTTTTAGGTGTTGGGAGTCTAAAAAAAAGCCATTTTAGATAAGTATTATTGTTGCAATAAGCAACAATAAAAACAAAAAAAAAAACAAAAAAAAACATATGGCATATAACACTATTCTAATTAAACGCCGTACCTCAGGTGCTGCTGGTGCTCCAGCAGCTCTTTCGGGCGGTGAACTTGCATTCAACGAAGTTGATTCTACATTGTACTATGGATCTAACGCTGGCGTAATCGCCATCGCTGGTTCTGGTGCATTTGTCGATCGTACTTCGAGTCAAACTATTGCTGGGGACAAAACCTTCAGCGGTAGTACAACCCTTTCCTCAACAACATTCTCAACTGATTCATTAATTGACGCTGGTGCTAACAAGATTACAAATCTTGCTGAACCCCTTTCAAATTCTGATGCAGCAACAAAGTTTTACGTTGATACCGTAGCTAGTAACGCTTCTACTGGTACAGAAAGTTTATCCACAGAAATTTATAACACTTTTGTCAAACTTACAGATGACAGAGCAGTTGTTCTCAATGGTGGTTTAACTGTTGCCAGTGGTTTAAATTCTGATAGCATCATCACAACAGGAAATGTTGATGTTGGTGGAAATTTAACCGTTACTGGTGATCTCCAAGTTCTCGGTTCTGTAACTACACTTGAAACAACTACTACCGTTACTAGCTCATTCAGCATCGAAAATGCTGGTGGTGTAACCGCATTCGTTGTTAACCAAACTGGCAGTACTGATATTGCTGAATTCAAAGATGATGGTGCTAGTGCATTAATCATCAAAGATGGTGGCAATGTTGGTATTGGAACTGCTACTCCTAACGAGAAATTAACCGTTACTGGTAACATTTCTGCTACTGGCACAATTTATGCTGCTGGTGGAATGTCAGTTGATGGTGGTGGTGCTAATACAACATTGTTTGTTGAAGATGGTAAGGTCGGTGTTAATACCGAAGCTCCAAATGAAGCATTAACAGTTGTTGGTAATATCTCTGCATCACAAAACATCTTTGCTGTAAACGGTGATTACAGCGGAACAATCGATATCGATGGTGCTACTACATTAGGATCAACATTATATGTAACTGGTGCTGCAACATTCGCTTCTAGCGTTTCTGCTGCTGGTGCTGTTGATTTTGATTCATCATTAGACGTTGTTGGTGCTACAACCCTCCAATCAACATTGGACGTTACTGGTGCAACCGTTATCAATAATAGCTTGTCTGCAACTGGTGCAGTTGAATTCGATTCAACTCTCACTGTAGATGGTGTTACTACTATTAACAACAATTTAGTTGTTACTGGTACTTCTTCACTTGATAATGGCGCAATAACAACCGATGGTGCTGGTACAATTACTGGTACTTCTGGTGTATCTCAACTCGTTGACTTCATCATTGATGGAGGATCGTTCTAAGAGGTTTAGTTATTAAAAACTAAAAAAATATAAACTCTAGAATGGTCCAATCCCGTTCTAGAGTTTTTTTTAAATAAATTATAAATATAAAAAACAC